GATATTAGTTCTGAAGTTGTTAATGGGCTTATTGAACAAAAACTCCATATATCAAAAACAATCCAGAACAGTTTAGTAAATCATATGCAGAAGCTAAACATAAATATGAGTTTAATAAGATTCTAAATGAAAAACTCGAGACAGAAGTAAGAGATTTTCTTATAAAAAATAAAGATATTGTATCTAAAATTCTAAATAATGAAGGACAAGAAATTATTAATTAGTGTTATAATTAATGTAATTCTTATTATACTTTTATTTGTAGTATTTTTTACTAAACCTAGTAAGACTATTTATGTAGATAGTACAGATAAAGCTATAAAGGAAATTAATAAGAATAAAGATTCCATTCAAGTAAGAATAGATACATTATATATTAAACTAAAAGATAACTCTATAAAGTATGAAAAATTTAGGGATACTATTATTGCTAACTCTACCCTTGACGATTACGTCTTTTTCTCAAACTATCTTATTAGACACAATAGTTTCAATAACTCCAAACCAACTAAAGGAAACTAATCTAATATTCCTTGAACATCAACAGCTACAAGATAATATTGTAACTTATAGGCATTTAATAGATGAACATAAACTATATGTTGAAAAACAAAAAGAAGAGATAACTCTATTAAATGGTAAAATAGATTCTTATAAACACTTATATGATGTTCAAAGTAATAAAATAACTGATTTGGAGAATACTATATTGAAGAAAGATAAGTATAACAGAAATTGGAAGATTTTTGGATTTACTGGATTTGGTGTGGGTATTACAGGACTTATTTTAGGATGGATTTTATAAATATTGATAAAGATAAAGATGGTATAAGACTAAAAACTCCAGCACGAAAGTGTATTAAATGTAATAAATATCCTTGTTTTAAAGATATAACTAAATGTAAATGTAATTTTGCTGCATACGGCTGTAAGAACTATGACGATACTTGGAAAATTAGTAGCAAGTCAGCAAGATTATGATGGATATATTACATACGTTTTTGAATGTTTAGACGGAAGATTTAACGGGTCCAAATACTTAATGTGTACAATGTTTCGTAATTGGGATCATAGAGAAGTTAAGATAGGAGAAAAGGGATTTGTAGAAGTTCAAGAAATTAAAGCTGGAATAGATAAATGGTTTGATGGTATAACATTTATTCCATATAAGTATTCCAATATTCAATTTATTAAATTTCTACCATTAAAAGATGAAATAAATTGTGATTTTATAATGAATTAATTTTATGACAACTGAACTAGAAGATAAGCTAAAGCAAGCATTTGATGAAAAGAATAATGATATTAAGTCTTTTACTTGGAAATTTGCAAGAAAAGAGGATGGAACTCAAGATGAAATAAGACTATATGATGCAACAGAAGAACAACTAAAGAAGTTCTATAACCATTGTCAGTCAATGCTTTATAATCCAGATAAAAATAATCCTGGAAGATATGTACTACTAGATATTATTGCTGAACAAAGAAAGAATTGTACAATTGAGCTGTTTATAAGAGGCCTTGAAAGTGGAGAATTATGTGAAGACCATAATCCATATCCTAGATATTTGTATCTACCAGATATTAGAGCCTTTATGAATCAAAATAAAGAAGATTTTCCTGCAAATAAGTTAGATAAATTATCTATTGCATCTCTTACTGGAAATCTTCCAAGACAATACCAAAGACTTAGTATAGCAGAAGTAACTAATGGATTACTTAATCAACTTGGTATTATAAATACTAAACATATTACATTCAGTTTTATTATTAATATGGGAATTTATTTAAGCCCTAGTGAACTTAAAGAATTTGATGAAAAAGATTCAGAAGGTAAGACAAGAAGTAAACTAGAAGTAATTAAAGAAAGGTTGGGTCTTAATAAATCTGTAAGACTTATTGTTAAACCTTCTGGTCTTAATTATAAAGAACTTAGAGCAATGCTTAAACTAAAACCTAAGAATTATTCTGAACTTACTACGGATCAGCTTACAGTACTTTCTACTAAAGTATTATTTAAGCTAGAAAATGAGATACTAAATCATATAGCACAATGGGAAGAAAAGATTAGACAAATTAATCTTGTAGCTCAAGCTAGAAATATTTCTCTATGACAAGAGATGAACGACAAGAAATCTGCCGTGTAAAATGGATAAAAAATAAGTGTAAGGGAAGTATTATTTGCCCAACTGGATTTGGTAAAACTCGAGTGGGCTTAAATTGTATTAAAACACTTATTTCAAAGTATCCAAATTTTAGAGTAATTATAATTGTTCCTACTACAACACTAAAAGAGCAATGGGAACAATTATTAATTTCTTGGGATTTAGTATTTAATTGCGAAGTTATAGTAGTTAATACAGCTATAAAGTATAAATACCGATGTGACCTTTTAGTTATTGATGAGGAGCATCGTATACCATCCGTAACATATCAGAATATTTTCTCTACAATTCAATATAATCTTATTTTAGGATTGACTGCTACTTTTGAAAGACTTGATGGTAAGCATGAACTTTTAAAAAAGTATTGTCCAGTTATTGATGAAGTTACTTTAACTGAAGCATTAGTTAATAATTGGGTTTCTCAATTTAAGGAATACCAAGTATTAATTGATGTTGATGACATTGATGTTTATAAAAGATATAATAAAGAATTTATTGAGCATTTTGAATTTTTTCAATTTGACTTTAATCTAGCTATGAAAATGGTTGGTAAAGATGGATTTAAGTATAGATCTCAATATAGAGATAAACTTTGCCCTAATGGAAGTCAAGAAGAGAGAAATAAAATATTTAATCTAATATCTTATCATGCTATTAGATTTATGAAAACAATTCAAGAAAGAAAATCTTTTATAAATAATCATCCTAAAAAGATAGAAATTGCTAGAAAGATTATTGAAGCCAGATCTAATTCTAAAATAATTACTTTTTCTAACAATATTAAAATGGCTGAATCAATTGGAATGGGAGGTAAAGTATATTCTGGTAAGGATACTAAAAAGAAAGGTAGAATTACTTTAGAAGAGTTCAAGTCTGGAGAATTTAATCTTATTCATTCTATTTCTAAGCTAAATGAGGGAGCAGATCTAAGTGGATTATCTGTAGCAATTATGCTTGGTATAGATTCATCTAAAATTAAAGCTGCCCAGAAACGTGGTTAAAAATTAAAAATTTTATTTTGAATTATTAAATTTCTTTGTATATTGTACAATAAAAATTATTAACTTAATATTTAAAATTATGTAGTACACAAAAAAATTTAAGGCTTATGTTTTAGTTGATCCCACAACAGAAATACCTAGATATGTAGGAATTACAGTTAGATCACTTAGAGAAAGATTTTCAGGTCATATGTCAGATATTTATAATCGCCCAGATTTAAATAAACATAAAACTGCTTGGTTTAAAAAATTATTATCTGGAGGAAAAATACCTAGAATTGAGTAGATTGCTGAATCTGATGATATTAAAGCTATGAAACAATTTGAAATCGATTATATAGCTAAATATAAAGAAAAATATAAATTAGTTAATCAAACTAGTGGAGGAGATCATTTAGGATTTAGATCTCATTCTAGAGAAGCTATTTTAAAAAGATCAAATACTAGAGCAGTTACTCAATATAATATTTTAGGTGAAAAAATAGCAGATTATGAAATTATGGAAGATATTATGCGAACTTTAAATCTTAAAGAAAAAGCATGTTCTCACATTACCCAATGTTGTAAAGGTACTAGAAAGCATGCTTATGGATATATTTGGAGATATAAAGGAGAACCGTTAGGAGATATATCAGATATAAATCCTAAATCTTTATTTTTTAATAAACTTGTTCAATATAATTGTTTAGGAGAAAGAATAGCTGAATATGATAGTTATAAAGAAGCAAGTGAAGCTATAGGTGATAATAGTAAAGGAGGAAATATCTCTGCTGTTATTAATGGGCAACAAAAAAGTTGTTGTGGATTTACTTTTCAAGTAGAACCTACTTATTGTTATTTTAGTTAGGAACTTTTTGATAATGTATATTCTACATGGAAACCTAAAGTAAAAGAAACATTAAATAATAAAGGAAATACTGTAATTCAATTAGATCTCCAAGGTAATATTATTAAGATTTATAATTCTTTAAGTGACGCATCTAGAGCAATGATAGGAACAATTAATGGAAGACCTAGTATAAAAAGATGTTGTGAAGATAATACTAAAACATACAAAGGATTCAAATGGAAATATGGGCCACGTAACCCATCTAATTCTGAGAACGAACTTACTAAGTCAACTCAGAGCTAATAAAAATGTGAAACGACTATCGAAAACACATCTAATGATGGAAGTGAGTAGAGTACATTACAAGCTGATGGTAATGGAAACGGTGGGAATTATTTATTAATTAAGACATAGTCTGATCTACATAGTAATATGTAGCAGTTCATAAGAGAACGTATATAGTGTTGCGAACTATATAGAACATAATGCGGGTTATACGTAAAGAAGGAGATAAGCAAGCTGAAATATTTAATATCATCATTAATGATACAGTAGAAAGTGAGTGGTTTTTAAAAAGTCATGAAGGTTCTACTTATATTACTATTGATGAGGACGGATTAAATGCTGTACTTAACGGAAAAGAGCCACAACCTTATAAAAAGAAAATAAAAAAACTTACTTTTAGATTTTAAAAAATTATGTAATTACTAAAAATTCGAGAGAATATTAACATTATTACAGTTTGGAAATATTAATTTCTTAAACTGATAATATGACTAATGATTTGTGTCTATTAGAGAGATACAAAATAACTCCTAATGAGTTAATGTTTATTCGATCTTTATTACTATTACAAGAAGATAGTAATTCTGAATTATTTAAAAGATATTTTAATATCTTACGTGATTGTAATATTAATATTAGAGATTTAATTATTAGCTTACAAGAAAAAGGAGTAATTAATAAAAGCTATAAAATACCTAGTATAGGACTCCAATTAGATCCTTATGAGATTCCTATGAATAAGACATTTACCAAAACTATATTTAAAGCATCTTTTATAATAGGAAAAGAATTATTTGAAGTATATCCACAATTTGCTACTATTAATGGTAACTTAGTTGGAATACGTACTATTGCAAAGAAATTTGATTCATTAGAAGATGCTTATTTTAGATATGGTAAGGAGATTAAATGGAATCCTGAAAAACATTCCCAAATTATAGAGCTTATTAAATGGAGTAAGGAACATAACTTACTTAATTGCAGTCTTGCTTCATTTATTATAAATAATGGATGGAACGATTTAGAAGCTCTTAAAAATGGAGAAGGTAATATAAACTATGATAATGTAAGAATACTATGATCACAGAAGCATTACTAGATGCTATAGATAGAGGAAGAGAGGGTAAAGAACAAGGACTTAGTATAGGACTACCTAAACTAGAAAGTATCATAGATGGAGTAACAAAAGGTACTCAGTTTCTTATTACTGCAGAAAGTGGTGTTGGAAAAAGCTCATTTATGATATATTCTTTTATTTATCGTCCACTTATGGATCATTTAGATGACGGAAAGTTTAAAATATCACTATTCTCTCTAGAGATGAATGCTGATAAGATAATGGCTAAATTACTTTCAACTTATATATTTGAAACTTATAATATAAGATTAAGTGTTAAGCAGTTACTATCTGTTCAAAAAGGATTTATATTAAATGATGAAAATTATGAAATAGTTAAGAACTGTATACCTTGGATGAAAAAGATAGAAAGTATGCTTACTGTTTATGATAAAAGTACTACTGCTAATAGTATGTATAGTCATTTGATTAAAGAATTAGAGCAGAGAGGGCATTTTGAAGAAACTGATAAACGTAAAATATATATTGCTGATGATCCAGATTTAGTCCATATAGTAGTAATAGATCACGTAGCTAGACTCTTTATCTCACCAGGAAATACATTAAAACAAGAAATTGATCTTGCTAGTAAGTATTTATATTCACTAAAGAATCGTTGTAATATAACTCCAATACTTATTCAACAAATGAATAGAGGAATACAGAGCGTAGAACGTCGTAAGGAAGGATTAGTTACTCCACTTACTTCAGATCTTAAAGACTCTAATAGTACAGTTGAGGATAGTGAAATAATTCTTGCTATAATGGATCCTAACAAAGCAAAATTAACTACACATCGAGGTTTTAATATAAAACAATTAAAGAATTGTTATCGTAGTATTTTTGTTTTAAAAAGTAGATATGGCGAGTCCGATGTTGAAGATTCTGTTTATTATGATGGAAAATGTAATAAATGGGTCGAGTTTCCCGATCAGAAAACAATTACAGATTATAGTAAATTTGAAAATCCTAGATGGTATATGGAAGAAGATAAACAAAAACAAACTACAAAATTTATATTATAAATGAGTTCAATTATCTGTTTAGCTGGATTATCTAATTCAGGAAAAAGTACAAGTATTAGTACCCTTAATCCAGAATCTACTTTTATTATTAGTTGTACTAATAAACAACTTCAAATTCCAGGATTTCGTAAGAAATATCCTAAGATAGAAATTAAAGATAATAAATTAATTGGAAATTGGTATATAAATAATAATTATACTAATATTGAAAAGATTTTGTCTATAGTTTCTAAAAGTAGACCTGAAATTACAACTGTTATATTAGATGATGTAAATTATCTATTATCAAATGAAACTTTTCAGAATGCTTTAAATAAAGGTTATGAGAAGTTTAGTATAATGGCAAAGAATTATTATGACCTTATTCAATTCTGTCAGGATCTTAGAGATGATATAACTGTTGTATTTATTACTCATGTTGAAAATTATGGTACTGAAATTGATCCATTATATAGAATGTGGACAACTGGTAAGAAATTTGCCTGTATAACCCCTAATTCGGTGAAAGCTGTAGCCTAAGTTGCGAAACTAAACGTATGCTAATACCGAGCCAAGCAGAAATATTAATTTCTGGCGCGTGTAACGACTAGTCTCGGATCGGAGACGTAGGGAGAACTGGTAATTCTCTCGAAATGGGGATGTTAAATTATTATATTATATAAATCTTAATTTTATTTTGACTATAGTCTAAAAGTGTTTATAGTTATATGTACTAAAAATTTACATATATGAAAATAACTATTTATACTTTAAGTTCAAGTAGAAGTCCAGAAGAAGTTAAGTATGTTGGAAAAACTACTCAAACTCTAAAAAGAAGGTTGTAGGGACATATTTGTTCAGCCAAAAAGGCAGAACGAAAAGGTAATGTTACTAACCATAATTATAATTGGATTAATTATGAGATAAAATTAGGAAATGAGATAATTATAAGTTTTGTAGACGAAATTGATTTTAATGAGACTGAAAATTGGGATTGGTTTGAGATTTATTGGGTTCAACAGTTTAAAGCATGGGGATTCTCTCTAACTAATATTAGGAAAGGAGGAGAGGACAATCACCTTTCTAAACCACCAGAGGAGGTTATTAGAGCTAGAGCCGAAAAAATTATCGGAATATCTAGAAGTGAAGAAACTAAATCTAAAATTTCTCAAGGATTAATGGGTCTTAAAAAATCTAAAGAAACTATTGATAAAATTAAAGAAGCAGTCACTAAAAAACAAGGAAGACCAGTATATCAGTGTGATATAAAAACTAGAGAAATAATACAAGAATGGTGTAGCGGGGCTGAAGCAGCTAGAATCCTTAATATAGACAAAGCAAATCTAAATGCTTGCTGTAAAGGAAAGAAGAAAAGTTGTGGTGGTTTTATTTGGAAATATGTAGATGAAAATAAACAGGAATATCACATTTTACAGTATTCAGATAGTGATGAACTACTAAATGAATATAAAAATTCAGCTGAGGCTGAAAGAGAAACTGGGATTAATTCTGTTTTAATAAATCGTGTATGTAAGGGGCTGCAATTAAAAACTTATAATTATATCTTTAAGTATAAAATAATTTAATGAATATTTAGTCTCATCTATATGGAAACATATAGAGAAGTGTATGAATACCTATAATACATTTCGTAAGCATTGAAAATGTTAACAAATCAAATTAATATAGATGGATTATTCTCATATATTATCTATTCTGAAAGAAATATAGATGATGTAAGTGGTGAGATAATATATAGATTTAAAACTAGAACTGATGGTAATGACACTTGTAGAAGTGTTAAAGGTTGTTTTGAAGAAAAATATATTGAACCAGATCTTAAACTTGTAATAGATACTATTAATAAATTTGAATCAGAAGACCAATAATATTTGAACAAATAATAAAAGGTATCTTTAGAATATTCGTTTGAAAATTTTTTAAATATATGACAAATAAAGAAAAATTTATATAGAAAGCTAAGTAGAAATTTAGGGAAAAATAGGATTACGGCCTCTAAACAACCCCCCGGGCCC